GCAGTTGCAACTCGGCAGCAACTGTACGCAAATTAGTGCCTACCCGGCTAACGATGTCTTGCAGAGTTGGCGAGACTTTCTTGACATACGCATCACATCTGTCGCTGATAGCCTTTAAACCAGCCTGTGAGCCGATCTGTGGAGTTGGTGAACCCAATACAGTTCCACGAGCTTTGGCAGCTGCTAGAGCTGACTTGGTACGCTCAGATATCTTCTTTGCCTCCCACTCAGCAAACACAGCAGCCATCTGTAGGAATGTGCGGTCTGCCTCTGGCATATCGGCAGCTACAAACTGCACATTAGACTCAAGCAAGCCAGAGATGAAATGCACGTTACGAGCAAGACGATCCAACTTAGCAATCACGAGCGTGGCTTTCTGTTTCTTAGCCAAGGCCAGAGCTGCTGCCAACTGTGGGCGGTCTGTCTTACGGCCAGACTCAACCTCGGTGAACTCAGCAATGATTTCTTTGCCAGCTAAGAATGCCTGTACGGCAGAACGCTGTGCCTCTAAGCCAAGACCTGATTGCCCTTGGCGCTGTGTTGATACTCTGTAGTAGGTTACGAACATATTTAACTCCTCTATCTGGGTGGTTAATTGCCCCCGTAGGGGCATTAATTAAAACTTACTGCGTGTTGGGTTTGTACTGAAGATTGCTTTTTCAGCGGCTTTCCATACTGTGTTGCCGACTTGAACTCTTTTGCCCCGTTTTGTATGTAGGTGCATTTCTTCAATAGTTTTTTCGCCATCGATAAACTCTACCAATGTAGCTACATGACCAGTATCCATTGTTAAATACTGTTCTTTGTATTCTGGCTTTACTACTGATTCAAAATTGATAACTTTCATTTATAACTCCTCTTTCTGGGTGGTTAAAAGCGATATCGCTTAGGTATTAATTTACCACATCCAAAACACAGGTCAAGAACTAAATGTAGTTTTTTTAATTAAATTAGTAGGTGTTTACCCTAATCTCAATACACTATATTTAGTCTACAATCAGATATCTCAACCAAAAGAGGCCAACAATGACCGAATTAAAGCCATTCCTGGTGCGACTGCGCCCAGACGTTAGAACATTGTTAGAACAGACTGCCCAGCAGCGCAACAAGCCTATCGCTGTAATCATTAATGATGAGCTGCGGTCTTCTCTTTCTAAGCATGGAGACCTATCGCAACGTCTAAATAAGATGCTTGCGTGATTGTTCTAGAGCTGCCGTTCCCGCCATCGGTCAATACTTATTACAGACGTGGCGCTCATGCCACCTACATGAGTAAGGCTGGCCGAGAGTACAAGCAATCTGTGGCCGAGTACATAGCGAGCGGAGACTTTCCCAAAATGGGTACGAAGAGACTCTCTGTGAGTATGGTGGTGTGGCCAAGAGATAGAAGGGTCTTTGATTTGGACAATCGTTTAAAGTCAGTGCTAGATAGCATCCAGGATGCGGGCCTGTTTGATGATGATAGCCAGATCGATGAGCTGTCCATCTATCGTGGCTCACAGATTGTGCCGGGTGGCTCTATCAAAGTAATGATTGAAGAGATTAAATGAAAGTATTGCCAATTAAAAGCGAAGAGGCGGTACCTTGGATACTGCAAAAGCATTATGCCAAGCGATTACCATCTATCAGCTACGCATTTGGCTTGTACATAGATAATCAATTAAAAGGAATTGTTACTTATGGCATTCCAGCCTCTAACGCTTTGTGCGAGGGTGTTTGCGGAGTTGACAATAAATCATTTGTTATTGAATTAAATAGATTGTGTTTGCAAGACAATACAAAAAATGAGGCCAGCTTTCTTGTTGCCAACTCTATCAAGTTATTGCCAAAGCCAATGGTAATTGTTTCTTACGCAGATACCGCTCAAGGCCATGTTGGTTATGTTTACCAGGCCACAAACTTTTTATTTACAGGCACAACAAAAGAAAGAACCGATATGTTTGCTGGCGAAGGCAAGCACTCCCGCCACGCTACAGACCCATCTGTGAGGCAGTTTAGGAGTGCAAAGCATAGATATGTTTATATTCATGGCAACAAAACTGAAAGAAAAAAATTGCTCAAATCTTTAAATTACAAACAAGAGCCTTACCCAAAAGGAGATATAAAAAAATATGATTCTGGTGGAGAAGTCGCAACTCAAAATCTACTGTTTGTAGAATGAAAATGGGAACACACGATAAAGACGTGTACACAAAGGCTGTACAGGCTGAGTCCAGTATTACTGGTAAGCGCTGGTGCAGTAACTGTCAATACAGCGTACATACAGAAGGTGGATATTGGAAAACAAGCGCAAAGGGAAGAGTAAGGCGGTGGATGTGCAAGGATTGTTACCGAAGAAAGATGGAGAGGGAGGCACAATAAATGTACTACGACCCATCTGTTTCGCTTGTCGTAAGGTTCACCCAACATCAAGGCTGGTTCGTCTGCCGAATGGCAAATCGGTTGGAAACTATTCAGACGAATATCGCTTGTACTGCGAGGCCCAATGGGTCTTTCGAAAGTTTAGATCCAAACGAACTCGGCAGCTGTACCTCAAGGAAGTGGCAAATGTGCGTGGCGAGGCTGGCTATGCTAAGTTGTACGCAGCCATGTTAGATATCTGGAAAAGAAAGCAAGAGCAATGATTTGTGCAAACGAGGGCTGTGATAGCCACGAGATTAAGGTAGCAGAGACCAGAGCGCATGAGACTAAGAACTGGATCAGAAGACGTAGAGTATGCAGAGAGTGTCATGCCAGCTGGTGGACTGTAGAACTCGGTGAATTTGAGTTAAAAGATAATGCTTTACATCATGGATAGTTATCTGCTAAAAAGACAACTTGGGGCCATAACCCAGCCCTTGAGAATGGAGCATCACCAGACTCAGATAAACGTAGTTGAATCAGAGGGGAAGTTCATCGATAAGATCGAGCCCAGCACTCTGAAGGCACTCAGTCCTAAACAAGACGATAAACAATCGATGCTCTCTGAAAAGAGATATCTCGCTTATATAAGCGGGTGAGGTTCTATTCAATGAATTTTGATATCCCCAAGAAACCTAAGTTAAAACTAAAGACTGCGATGCCAGATCAGAGGCAGATAGCAGTTATGCCACTACGAGCGTTAAAGGATAAGACCCTTAGAAATGGAGCCATCAGAGTTCTTGGCCTCGTCTGTAGCTATGCCAACAGAGCTGGGATTACATGGGTTGGACAGGAGCGCCTGGCGAGAGACCTCGGAGTTACACGTTCTGCTATCACGCAGTACATAACCATATTAAAAAAAAAGAATTATGTTGAGATATTGAATAAAGGCAGAAAGCTGAACTTCACCTCAACAATGCGGGTGGTTTACAACGAGAAGTTATGTGCAGCTGATGCGATAGCGGTGGCTGCCAGTACGGAAGATTTAAGAAGTCCAATGATGATTAGAGATGAGGAGATGGAGATGACCAAGAGGGTACCTAAAACGAGCGCTAGAGCGGTTAAGACGATTAGGGAATACATAGACACCAAACAGAGTAAAGAGAGCCATGGTGAGTCTGCTGTAACTTATAACAGCAAGTTGGAGATAGTTGGGTTCTTATATGGAAAAGTATATAAAGAAGAAAAGGTGATAAATGACCTAGACCTAAAGGCTATCGAGATTGCAGAATCAATAGGTTTAACCAATCAGCAGTTCGCACATGACTTAGAGCTGTGGCTGAGAGCCAGACCAGCAAGGCCAGACAGCATCATCGAGTACGGACGTGGGTTGTAACGTACCCAATCGGTGGTATGCATACGGCACAGGCAGAGGTGGGTGTCTGCAAATAAAGCATCATGCCCTCTGCGCTTGGCTGGAGGCGCTCTGCCAGCGAGGCGGTATACCTCTCCCCCCCACCTTGCCACTATGGGCGGGGTGCATCACTCAATTTTTCCCCACTTTTTTAAGGAGATGAAATGGAAGAGCAAGAGAAGTTGAAACGAGAGTTGCACAGCTGTAGCCTTGGGCTATTAAGACAAGGGTTTTCCCTACAGTCCGTTATTCATGCGATGATAGTGGAGTCTCAGAGGCTATCTGATTCAGCAAACGTAGTAGAAGCGATAGAAGAAAGTAAATTTAAACCATAAGTGAGGAGCAATAAATGAAATATGAAATGAAAGAAGGTAGCT